GCGATGCGGTGGCACTTATGATCTGCGCTGTGAAGGTCAGGTAATACACGCCGCCTTCCTCAAAGATAATCCGGCTCTGATTGGGCGATGCGCCAAGCGTGATGCCGTCGGCATATCCCGCAGCGGGCGCGTCAAACACAATCGGATACGCCGTGTTCGATGCAGCCGCCGTGACATCGGTTTCCCGTGTCAGAAACGCAAACCCGTTGGCGATGACAAGCTGACGCCATTCGCCGTCAAGCGACACCACCGGATACTTGTTGTCACGGTCCCAAAGCAGCACGCCGTTCTCAGACGCCGCTGCGCTTGGATCACGCGCGGCAAGCTGGTCCATCGTGCGCGCAAGATACCTGCGGATGTTCTCGGCCCATGTCTTTGGGTCGTTGGTATATGGCGGAATGATCCGGCTCATCGCAAGCCGCCCGGCACGGCGTCAAGGCGCATGACACCGACCCGCCAATCCGCAGGCTGGTTGCCGTCAACGCGCATCCGCACCTGCCTGCCAGTGAACCGCACGCTGGTCGGGTTGGACATGCTGAACGGCCCATACTCGCGCTCGCCTGACGTCGGATAGAACCGCGTCCGGAACGTTGCCGTGACATCGCCAAGATTACGCTCGTCGGGGATCAACTGCCGCACGCTCATAACCTGATCGCCAACGCCGATCGAGATTGGCCCGCTTTCGCAGAACGGCGCTGCGCCGCTGTAGAGATAGCCGACCTCATGCTCATACAGCACGCCGTCAGAGCCGATCCACATGGGCTGCCGGAACACGCCGCTGTCAACGCCAGCCGTGCGGTCAATGTTGCCCGTGGCCCAAACGTTCTGCCCGTAGTCGTAGACGACATAGCGGTCGCACTCAGTGCTGGCACCGCTTGGATAGAACCACCAGACCTCGCCCCAGCGGCTGTTGACAACTGCGCTGACCTTGGACCGTTGGTCGCTGTTGAAGTCGCTGAAAACGTAGTCGCTCACTTCGCTTGGCAATTCCTGCACAGCGCCGCCGGTGTAGATGAAGAAACTGCGGCTGCCCATCCAGACAACGCCCATGTCGATGGCGACCGCTGCATTCGGCGCGATCAAGCCGCACGACGTGCCGACCCGCTCAAACCCGTAGACGAACGGCGGCCCCTGATAAGTTGCCGTGTGCGCGTCCTGATCGGTCAGGATCAAAGCCTGCCCGCGCGTGCGCAAGCCCCGCAGGATCGTGCCGTTGGTCTGTATCTCGATGTCGCCCGCCTCGTTAGTCGCAAGCGGCGTCCAGACCGTGTTGTCTTCTTTGTCAGAGAACGCGATCTTGCGCGGGTTCCCGTCTGCACCGAAGGCAAACAGGAAGCGCTCCTCAGTCACCATCAGGCCGGAACAATTGGCAGGGCTGTTGGCGATCTGCGCAGCGGGCGTGCCGCTGTTAAGCTGCCACTCGTACAGCTTGCCGTCGTCCGACGTGCAGCCCACAAGGTATTCGCCCCAGTTGTCCAGCGACCATGTGGTTGCAGGCAGCAGCGTTGACGTGTCCTGCCGTGGCGTGCCGTATGTCTGGTTGCCGTAGGTGCTGGCACCAAAGCCCACAGACAGCGTGGCATCCACTCGCCCAGCGTTAAATCCAACCGGCGTGATGTCCGACACCGCATTGCCAGCCGTCATTGCGAACAACTTGTCATGCGTGCCAAACGCCAACCGGCGGCTGTTGCTGTTGTCTTCCCACGCCAGCATTGACCGGACAACACCCGCGATGTCCACGCTGCCCCTCTGACGCCACCCGCCAACTGGCCGCAGTGACCCTTCGTGAAACCGGATCAGGTTCCCGTCACGCCACCGGCCAGATGATTGAAGATCGGTTCCGTTGCGATACTGGCCCGCCGGAATGTCGATAGGGATTAACGGCATGTTTGGTTTCCCTTATACGGGCTTCACGGGCCAGTCTTCGTCTGCGAGATAAGGGAAGTTTACATGATTTGTGATGTCGCGCAAAGCCTGACGATACACCACCCACACCTGTGGAAGCTGGACAGCAAGGCCGTCGCTGGACGCATCAACCGCCTTGATCGTCACCCAATCCGTTTCGGCCAGCAGCCGATCACGCTGGTCACGCACAGCCTTGGCTGCATCTGCATCCAACCGCGCCTGATATGCAGCTTCCTGTTCAGCCTTGGTATGAGTAACACCATCTTCGTCAGTGTAGTCCGAGAACATGTCACGGATAGCCCATGCCCAGACCCAGTTGCCGTTGGCGTCCTTTTCGACGCCGTTGCGCACTGCGGACTGGTATTGACCAGCGTCAGGCTTAGGTGCCTCAAAGACTGGCTCCAGCTTGAGGCCGTCCAGTGTGGCAGCAGTCCAAGACCGAGGCAGCGAGACGTTCTTGTAGTGTGAACGCCAAGCCCCCTGTGTCTTGATTTCGCTTGTTTCGATGTGTCTGTAATCGCCCATAGTTGATGCTCCTTATGGGTTAAGCCACTGCGTAGAAGATATAGCTTGCAGCGGATACGTTGATGTTGGTCGTGGCAGTCTGGTTGACGATGAAGCCGCTGCTGTCAGGATCAATGCTGTCGTCGCTGGTGACTTCTGCATCGGTCGTGTTTAGTTCGAGGAACGGGTCGTTGCCAGTGACAATACCTCGTGCTGTATCCCAGACATACCAGTCGCCTGTGCTGTCAGTACGCTTGATGAGGATGAACCTTGCACCAGTCGTAAATCCGCAGTCAATCGTCTGGCTGGTGCCATTGCCTGTGTAGGAACCGACCTTGGATACCCCAGCGAGGGTGGCGAAGAGGTAGGCGATGTGACCGAACCCATCCCTGTTTGTTGCGGATGCGTTTCCGGGGCTAAAAACAGTATCTGTAGGGACTGACGGCCAATAGCTAGAGTTTTGATAAGCAGCCGCCGTGGTGTTTAATTCCGCAAGGTATGTTGCACCCAAGTCCTTGTGGTAAACAATCCAATCACGGACATCCCCCCTGTTTTTCACAATCATCATCTCAGGCGCAACACCCAAGTTATGCGGCACAGTGCGACCTGCTACACCATCCCCAGTATAAGCCACCACATCGAAGAAGTTAGGGGCACGGCGGAAGTTCCAAAACACAGATAGTAGTCCTGCGCTTGCTCCGCTTACCTCAAACCCTGTATTTCCCCAGTTTCTTGAAATTCCAGTAGAAGCAGTTTCCGCATCAGTTGTGTTAGTTAAAAGATACGGTGTTGAAGTCTCCGTGCTTGTTGTTGAGACACCACGCAATCTATCTATAGCAATAGTGCCACTGGCAAACGACTGTGCCCTAAATAGTTGCAAATCAACTGGGAAGTTTGTTGTTTGTGCAGTACCAGCGGAAGTATTTACAGAGATAGGAGCAAACACCTCCGTCCCACTCTCAGGCGCTCTCATCGGGCCACGGCGGATGGCGATGTAGATGTAGTTTGACCCAGAGGCGTTAGCATCGTTTTGGCCGGGGGCCATTACCTGAAACCCCGTAGGTGAAGGTCGAAACCACCCATCAGCAATGGCAAGTTCTGCGCCGCTTGTATTAGGGCGAAGCAGGTTTGCAGAGGTGTGGCTCATGCCCCTCATCGTATCAAGAATGAGCCAGTCACTTGCCCCGCCAGTTGCCCGCTTAACGATTACAAACTGAGGTTCCCACCCAAGATCAACCACAGGGCCAGCAGTGTCAGAACCATTCCCCGTATAACTCCCACACGCAATCAACCCATCCGAGCCATCACCAGACGGGCCGAGGGGATCGTGGGCGTAGAGGTAGGCGACATAAGTGCCGCCAGAAGCGTTGACCGCAGCGTTAGTCCCTACAGTGAACACACTGTCGGTCGGTGCTGTATCATTCCAGTAGGTATCGTTATCTACCGTGGCATTGGTCAGGTTCAGGCGCAGGTAGTTGGTCTCAGGTGCAGCGGTATTTCCACGGTGATACACAGCCCAGTTGGAGTCACCGTCAGTGCGCTTGATGATGATAGAACCTACAGTCGTGCCAAGGTTATGAGCAATCGTCCTTGCAGAACCCGTCCCCGTATAAGTCACCACATCGAAAAAACGAGGGGCTTTGCGGAAGGTCCATGAGGCGTAGTTAAGGCCACTAAAGTTTTGGCCCTCATTTGTGCTGCCGAGAGAAAAGCCATTTGCATTGAAAGAGGTAAGGGTGCCTGTTTTATTTTGCTCTGCGGCGGTTGTATTTGTGTTAAGAAACTTGTTAACGCCACGATCAGTGTCAAAGACCAAGTGCGGGTCCGCATTAGACCTACTCTTAATCCAAACCAACCCACCCTCACCAGCAAGGTCAATCCCGTTGGTGATCGTCTGCGTGGAGCCGTTGCCAGTGTACAGGTAAGTAGAGAACACGTCCTCAATGGCAGTGAACCCACCGCCAGCGGCCGTTGTTCCCATCAGCTTCTTGCTTACACCGCTCATGCTGGCGTCCCCATAGCCTGACCAGCGACGAATCCGTACCAGTTGGTCCCGCCATCGTGCGTGTAGAACACCAGCACATCGACAGCAGATGCAGTGGCAGTCAGCGTAGGTGCAGTAGCCCCAGCGTAGTCAACAGATGCAGGCCATGTGACCGTGTAGCCAGAGGCACCAGCGTCCTGCACCAGCTTGAGCGTGAAGGCAAAGGCGCGCCCAGATGCAGGCGGGTTGCTGAACGTGAACGTCGTGTTTTCGGTCAGCACATGCGTGAACACGTTGCCATCGCGGCAGTTGATCGTCGCAGCGTTGGTCGTTGACGTGACAGCCGTTTCGTCCTCAACAATGCCGCCGTCAAATGTTGTCACGCCGTTTGCGTCAGCCGTGACAACCTTGCTGGCCTCAGACGTGCCAAGCGCTGTGATGTCCAGATAGTTGATCTCTGCCGTCGTGACCGTGGCCCCGTCAAGGATGGCAAACTCCACGTTGCTCACGCCGCCCAGCAGCGTGTCAATCGCGTCCCAGTTCGCGTTCAGCTTGGTTCCCCAAGTGTCCTCAGACGCGCCGACTTCCGGCTTTACAAACGTGTAATTTGTTGTTGTTCCGTCAGCCATCATGCGGCCCTTTCTCGATAATCAGCCTCAACCCACGTTGTTGTGGGCGGCACAATGTCATTCCACTTATACCGTGCAGATACTTGCGCGGCCACGCCGATGT